TTTGGAATTGTGAGAGCTTGGTCAGCGCTCACAGAAGGGACCCCCCACGATCAGTGGTGGAGTCCCAAGCGCCCCGTGCGCTGCCGTCTCACGCGAAGACGGGGGCACGGTTGATGTACAGCGTCGGTTTCGACGAGACGATCGAATTCGAGGACCCACCCAGTGCAGCACTGAGTAGGTACATGAACGCGCCTTCGAGAGCGGGAACGGTCACGTTCCAGGCACCACTCGTTGGATACGCCGTCGTCGGAGCACCGGGCGCACCGATGGAGTTGAAGTTCATCGCGCCAGCGTCTTGCGAGATCACTGGCTGGGACTTCCCCGGGGGTGCGTAGCCGAACAGTCCGAGTGTCGGACTGCCGACTGCTGTGGCAGATGCAGCGAGGAGAGCTGCGAACGAAACACGGTGCGAGCCGCGGCCGAGGTAGAAACCCCAGCGGCCGTTCGCATCTTGCTGGATCGTCACGAGCGACTGTCCCACTTTGGCAACGCCAGCCACTCCGTCCGCGAGGGATTGGAGAAGGTTGGAGCTGGTTCCAGTGTTCGAAGCCGGCACGGACAGTCCGCCGTTCGCATTGTAGATCTCCTGAGGACCAGGGGGCGGAGACAGGTTCTTCGTCTTGAACTCACAGACCCCGGACATTTGGACCATGACGGAGGAGGTGCCAGTCTTCGTCGGAGACAGCGTAGCCAGTGTGAACTGGCCTTGCTGGCAGAGACGAGGATCGGAACTCCCACCGTTAGGGTTCAGTCCAGGATTCGTGAAGAGCAACTTGGTCGCTCCAGACGTTGGGCACTCCATCTCGGAGGTCTGCCAGTAGCTGGCGATCTTCGACGAGGACTGTGCACACAGCTGTCTCATTCCGCTCGCAGAGTTTGGCGGCCGGGCGTCGCTAGGATCAGCGTCGTAGCTCATGAGGTACGAACCTCCCTCGTCCGTGGGGACAGAGGAGATGACCTTAAAGCAAAGCTTTCGGAAGCGGTAGTACTCCCAGAGATTCGCCTCAATGCCGATGCGCGTGCCGTTTAGGACTGTGAAGTCCACCGGCACGTTATACACGACTTGTGAGGAGTTGGTCCCTGAGGGCACGCCCAGTTCGATGAGCTCCCGGAACGGCATCACAATGCTGTCCTTCGCTTTCCCGGCAGCGGCTGTGCCCGCCTGCTCACCGTCG